GTCTTACAGTTACTGTAGAAGATGAAAAAAGAATATCTGAAGGAAAAACAGAAGCATTATCAGATGAAGCAAAAAAAATGGTTAAATATAGAGCGGAATTAGAATTTATACTCGATCTTAGATACAAAGAACTCGAAGTACAAAGAAAAAGCATAGATTTAGCTTATAAAGAAGGCAATCTTTATAAATTTCAAAAAAACGCATTAGCAGAACTTAAAGCTGAAAGACAAGAATTTGTAAAAATTGCAGATATGCAAAATAAGGTAGATGCAGCCAGAAAAGCAATGGGAGAGTTTGGAGAAATGCGTATAGGAACTAAATGGGATGATATGGAATATAAACTTAGAGCTAAAGCCGGTAAAGAATATGAATTTGCCGAATCCCAAGTCGCAGTAGCTAGATTAGAGTTTGAACAACAAATAGAAAAAGCAAGATTAGTTTCATTAAATAATTTAAAAGATCAATGGATAGCAGGTATGGACGAAGTTGTAAATGCTATTGCAGCTGGTATGCAAAAAGGTATTATGGGCATGCTTAAAGGAGAGAAGAATATTAAAGAAGTAGCTGTTGATATGTTAAAAGGAGTAGGCGATGTTATGGCTAAAAGATTGTCTGAAAGTATGACAGAAAATATAATGAGTTTTATGCCCGAAACCAAAGCTGAAAAATCTAGAAAAGCTGAAGCCAAATTAGTTGATGAGAAACAAACAGCACTTATAACTGCAAATAACGACTTAAAAGGTGTAACTCAAACATCTATAGATGTACAAAAGCAACAAAGCGAGAGAGCGTTATTACTTATCAAAGCAATGGATGAGAATACAACAGCAACTAAAGAAAATACTCATCAATTAGGAGGCGGAGGAACTGTAGGTTCAGTGCAGGCGTTAGCTAACTTAGAAGAAAGACGATCCGGCATGAATTTCCTTCAGAGAGGAGCCGACCCCCTAAGAGATGTTGAAAAAGTAGAAAAATGGAAAGAGTATCTAGGAGAAGATAGTACTGCTTGGACGGGAGGAAAAAAAATAGGCGGCCAAAGCTTCGGAAAATGGATGGAGAGTCAATATGACACTAAGGAACGGGCAGATATTACTCCAGAGATAAGAGGAAAAGCTTTAGACAAATTAGGTAGCGTAGAATATATGAGTGGAACAGGATTAGCAGCTGGAGATATTCCAGAAGGTGCTATGGCAGAATTTCTAAAAGCAGCCACAGATCCAGGGTCAATATATGTTCATGATACACATTTAGAAGCTCTAATTTCAGACTTAGCAGGAGGCAGTGGAGGAAAAGGTAAATTAGCTCCACTAGGCATAGGTAAGGGAAAGGATACAGAAGATGGACCAACAGGAGCAGGCGAAGATGACGCACTAACAGTAGATATATCAGAAGGTAGTGGTGATGTTTTATCTGGCAAATTAGGCTCCAGTTTAGGTGGTATGTTTGGTGATATGTTTGGTGGTCTTACTGATATGTTTAGCGGTATGTTTGGTGGCGGTGGCGGCTTTATGAGTTTATTCGGATTTGCTAGTGGCGGTTATGTAGGAAAGAAAGGAGTTCAATTCTTTGGAAAAGGAGGGAAAGTAAAAGGTTTTGGAAAAGATACAGTACCTGCAATGCTTTCTCCTGGAGAAACGGTACTAACTCCTTCGCAATTAAAAGGATTAGGTGGTAGTGTTAATAATACAAGTATTACTGTTAATATGGGAGCAGGAGAAACAGTACAAACTGATGTTCAAGGAAATAAAACACAAGGTAAAATGTTAGCGATGGCTATTTCAGGAGCAGTTAAAAAAGAAATAGCAAAACAACAAAAACCTGGAGGTACGTTATGGGTGGGTGGACCCAGAGGCTATTAGGAGAAAATAAATGGCACATTTTACAGATGGAACAAACGCTTTTACAGCAGATAAAGGTCTAACTAGAGCAGTTACACCTAAATTTCATTCAGTTGTATTCGGAGATGGATATGAACAAAGAGCGATAAAAGGTATTAATAATTTTGATGAAAGTTATTCTTTTAATTTTAATAATCGTACTAGTACTGAAGCTAATAATATTATAAGTTTTTTTGAGAGTAAAAATGGAGTAACTCTTTTTGTATTTGCCCCTCCTCATTTAGGGAGTAAAACAGCAACCACTTCTTTTAGTGGAACTACTATAACTAGTAGTGGTTTAGATACTACAGTTTTAAGTCCTAGTACTCCCAGTCATATTTTAATAACAGATAGTACTGATAATGATGGAGGCTATACTTTAGATCAAACTTCTGCTAATAGTGCAACTACTTTAACTACTATAGCTTCTTTAACAACTGAGACTGATACTGCAAATGTAGTTATTCAAGCTGGAATAGCAGTAGTTTGTCAAACTTGGAATCATAATTATGCCTATGATGGTTTTTATACAGTAACAGGAACCTTTAGAAGAGTCTATGAACCATGACAGATTTAATAAAAGATGTTCAGAAATTAGAAATTGCAGATAGTCTAATAACTTTATATGAATTAGAACTAGATAGTAATATTACTACAAGTTCTTATGCTTATTTTCATGGTGAAAAAGAAGCGGATTTAACTAATATTCAATTTTATAATTCAACCCCTAATTCTACTACAGGATTATATGACTTAAATACTTATACAGCAATACCTATGCAAATTCAAGATATAGAAGCAAATTCTTCTGGACCAGCAGGAAACCCAGTATTAACAATAGCTAATATATTAACAACTTTCAGTGATGCATTAGACGGACTAACAAATGATGATATGTTAGGTAAAAAACTTATTAGAAGAAGAACTCTTTATAAATATTGTTATGGACAATCTTCTGCAACTACTAATCAAGCACTCCCTATTGAATTTCCTAAAGAAACTTGGATAATTAATAGAATAGCATCTGAAAGTAAAGTTTCTGTAAGTTTTGAATTAGCAAGTCCTTTTGATATTAGTGGTACAAAACTACCTAAAAGAGCTATTATTGGAAATGCTTGTCCTTGGATATACCAAGCTTCCGCAGCAGAGATTCCAGCAGCAGAGCAAGTAGGATCTTGTACTTGGTGTAGATTTTCTAGAGTTCGATATAATCAATCTGATCTTTTTCATTATATAAATAAAGAAGACGAACCAATCTTATTAAAAAGTATTTTAGACGGCTGCCCTACATGGACTGGTTCAGTAGATATAAATAAAATTTATAAAACTGCAAAAACAGGATTAATACAAATATTACCAAATGGTATTCATGTTTCTAACCCTACAAATGTTTATGATTATTGGCAAGCTAGAAAAACAATTTCTAGTCCAGGTACACCTACAGATACTAATATCTTTTTTAGAAGAATAAGAGCATATCAATTATATGATCAAGGACAAACTTATTATGCTTATACAGATTTTAATTATAATGACTATATTTTATATAAAACAGGGGAACATTCATCAGATAATAGAACAGAGGAAGATTATTCTCGAATATGGAAAATAAAAAGAATAACACAAGAAGGAGGAGCCCACAAACCTGTAAATAAACCATATCCTCAATTTGGGGCTTATTGGGAAAGAGGAGATATGTGTGGAAAAACATTATATTCATGTTCAGAAAGGTTTCAATATAAGCCCACAAATATTAAGAATATAACTACAGCAGTTGTAGACGGAGATCATGATACTCCTACTGATACTATAACTATAGCAGCTGCTAATAGTTCTATTAAAGTAGGACAATTAGTTACTTCAGATAATGATGGAGCACCATCAGGATTCGGAATATTTGTCCCCATTACTGTAAAGGGTATTAGTAGTACAACACTTACTCTAAGTACTTTAATTAAAATAAAAGATACTGTAACTTTGACTCTTGGATATGTAGGTCCTGATATCGTTAAAACAGATGGAGTTATGCCTTTTGGAGGTTTTCCTGCATCAAGAAGGTTAGGCAGATGATTAATCACTTACTACCTCAAATTTATGAACATTTGGAAAATCAATATCCAAAAGAAGGATGTGGTATAATAACTGACGAACTAAAATGGTTTCCTGTAACAAATGTAGCAAAAGTTAATACTAATTTTATAATGGATATGCAAGAATATACAAAAATAGCATTAAAATATAAAATTAAAGGAATAGTACATAGTCATCTAAATTTAAGTGCAGAGCCAAGTGAGTTTGATAAAAAACAATGTAATGGATTAAATTTAGATTATTTTATAATAAGTTTACCAAGCAAAGAATTATACCATCTAAGACCAGAGAAATAAATGAATAAAGTACGTTTAGTAGGAGATATTGGAGATAGATTCGGACATGAGTGGGCCATGAATGTATCTAATTATTCTGAATTATTACAATTAATCGAATGTCAAACAACTGGTTTTTATAATTATTTATTAGAAGCAGAAGAAAATGGTATTCGCTTTCTTATTCAACGAGCGGATGAGTATATAAGTGCAAGAGAGTTAGGATTAAGCTTAAATAATGAAGATATAATTATAACTGCTATTCCTATGGGAGCAGAAGAAACATTTCAAGAAAATCCCAGTGGTGTGGGTAAAGTAATTATAGGAGTAATATTAGTAGTTTTAGCTTTTTTCTTTCCAGAATTTATGGAATTCTTTGGTTCTACAATGGGAGAAGTTGCGCTTGGGAAGATAGCATTTGCAATAGCTACTGTAGGAGTACAGTTAATAACCGCGGGTATAGCAGAAATGCAAGCATCTGTACAATTTAGTGAAGACGCTGAGGCAAATCTTTTTCAAGGCC